CAATAATCTGGCCTGGTCTTACAACTGCTCCAGCATCAACAGAAGTAGTAAATGAAACAACTTCACGTTCCACATTGCTCATGTAGAGTAACCATTTCGCTAATCGAGCAGCCTGACCTCTGGAGGTACAGGCAAAAGCATTAATATTACGGACAACTGAGCCGTACCTTGTTTGGTTTGCGGTATCAATTTCTTCAACATAATTTATATCTCTTAAATCTAAATCTAAATATTTTGCAACTACAACTGTAGGTCTTTGTCTTTGACTTACGTTTGAATAAGTAAATCCAGGTTCTAGTACATTTGCAAGTGTAAATAGATAACTTGAATCTTTTGGTGAGTCTTGTGTAATAGTTAAACTACCAGCTTCGTAATATGGCATTGCTCTAAATACAGATGACATCTGGTTTATTACGTTATATGCTTCCTGTTGATTATTAATGTTTACATTGCAGGAAAAACGTGGTTCTGTAGCACCTGTTCCTGTACCATCATCAACTTGCTGTGAACAATAAACTGAAGCTGCATAAAAACTAAATTTATCTATATCAGTTTCATTAACATGAGCACCTAACCCATATCGAGAAGAAGTAATGAGATCATATAAACACCAAGCTGGATCGTTTGTATATTGTGCAGCACCTAGCGTTCCATTAAATGTCCCTGCATAAGATAAGCTTCCATCAGCATTAACAGTTGCATTATGTGGAATCTTTACTTTTATACCCTTTACTAAATATTTACGAGATGGAATTGATGTAAATTGTTCTGCATCTACTTTTAGTCCTATTAATGCACTATTTGGATAATTTCTTTGGTCATACTTAATTTCTACATAACTGTTGAATTGAATATCATTTTGTAATTTTGATGAAGTGCTATCTGCTGTAATTCGTTTTACTTTGATATTGACAGGAAAAGCACCGCTAATATTTACAAGATAATCTCTTACATATGGATCAGGTGTTCTACCAGATATTGTTCCACTATTACCAGATAAAACAGTTTGATAACCTCCACCACTGTATTGCACTTGTATTGCTAACTCAACAGTAGTACCAAAAATATCTCCTTCATCACTAAACTTTTGTAAAGCAGGAACAGTTATTTGTATAGAAACTGCATCAACATCTGAATCAGTAATTTGAATAACACGACCAGAAGTACCAGCAGGGATAGCAGTACCAGCTTGAGCAACAGTTTTTGTTACAGCTACATTTCTTGTTACTGGTATAACAGTTTGACTTGATGTTCCAGTTCTGGTTTCAAATGCAACATCTTTAAAATTAAACGAACCATCAGCAGCCTGTAATGGTGTGTTATTAAAGAATATAGATTTAGCACCATCAACAAGACCACCAATTTCTCCTTCTCCAATTAGATCAAGAACTCTAGCAAAAGATTTAGAATCTAAATTATCTTTATCCTCATGTGGAGTACCACCACCGCCTCCACCACCTTTACCACCTCCACCAGAACCTATAATCTTCATACTTCTACCTGTTCGTTCTCAATATTCGCTGAGACTACGATTGATCCAACTATAGTTTGTCCATAAATCACAGGTACAGGAACACCAGCCCTTGACGTATTTTGTATGCCACTAAAATTAAAAGATCTTCTGGGATCTTGTTCTTCTTCTTTAACATTTTCAACAGGTGTAAGCATTTGCGAAAGTCCCGATAATGCTAAAGCAATACCAATATTCCCAACGATTGCAGTTGCACCACCTAAAAATCCTACTCCTGTAAAACCACCAGCACCAAAAGCAGCACCTCCAGAAGCAATACCTATACCAATAAAAGCAGCACCTAGTAAAAATCTACCTAAACCTTGACGACCTCCTTCTCCTCCAACAATAGGAACAATCTTTATATCTTCCTGTCCATTTGGATAATGTATTTCTTCTTCCTTTATTTCCCAATCACCAACTGATACCTTATAATATCTATCTGCCATATGTGCTTCTAACTGCGGAAAGTTAACAACTAAAAATCTTATAGCCTGTGCAGCACTATGAACTTCAGCTTCAAAAGTCTTTTGACCTAAAAACTTTGCAAGTTCTCCGTATAGCTTAACTTTTCTTAGCATAACGAATCCTTTTACCTATACATTTTAGCAACCATTCATCTAATAAATCACGACTAGATAATCTATTTTGTAAATGATGTAAAACTGTTTGCTGCCCTAAGTAAACACCAATATGATTTAATCCGCTACTACTAATTGACATTAATAATAAATCTCCATATTTTAAATCTTCTTCTGGATGCAATTCTCTAAATCCTGTTTCTTCATAACAATCATTAAACATAGGATTATTTATAAATTCTTCTGGATCGTTTGGCCTTACCCAATCAATAAGTTCTATTCCTAATTCTTCTTTATACCAATCTCTACATAAACTCCAGCAATCAGTAAGACCCCATACCCATTGCCTACCAATTAAAGGTGCTTTATAACCACAAGGTTCACAATATTGCCAATCATTTAGCTGTGGCTGTACGATCCACCATTTTAAATTAGATTTTTCACACGCAACTCTATCTGCCTCGCTTGGTTTTGCACTTGTGGTTGGATGGCTGTGAACAACAGCAATTATTTCTCCACCATCATCTTCGACTTTTACCCAATCATCTGCATCAATAATAAATTGATCTGTAGGATCAAAAGCTAAATTCTTGCAGGGATAATATATTTTCTTACCTTTCTTAACAGTTAACAGACCACAAGACTCTCTTGGTTCTTCCTGTAATGCGTGTTCTAATGCTTTATCTTGCCACATCATGCAAAGAATGATCCAACACCAGGGAAGTCTGCTGGTAATACCTGACGTTTTGGTAAACGCACTCCATCAAGATCAAAGTTAGCACTTAGTTCAAATTCAATTCCATTTCTATTTTCTGCAACTTTTCTATCAATAGAAAATACCTGAGTAGAAAATGTAGCTGTAGGATCAGGTGTACCAAATGGATTTATACCTGATTCCATATCAATAACACTACTATTTTCTTGCAGTAAAAAATTACCATCTTCTAATAAAATATCTCCACCTGTAAAATTAATATTATCAATGTATCTACTTAAAGTTCTAATGCGTGTAACTTTTGCACCTTCTAATCCTTGAGGCAGAGTTAAAATTATTGTTGTAAATGTTCCTAAAATATTAGAAATTGATAAACGAGGTCGAGGTAATGTTTTTGAGGTAAAATCAAAACCAGATGCTTCTATCGGCATCCTTGTATATTGATTACCAGCAAAAATTACATCTGAGTTTTCATTTGTACTTACACCATTATGAAAATAATATTTTGTATTTGTACCATGAATAGCAGTAATCAATTCAAGTTGAAAAAGCTCTATAATGCTACTAGGATTAGATTTCTGTAGTTCAGATACAGGGCTAGTCATTAGGGTTCAAAAACTTCTCTAAAAGTTACATTAATAGTTGCACGATTTGGGTAAGGTATAGTTTTTGTTCTAGGTAATGCACGATATTTACTTGTAGTTGGTTCGTCAGGTGCTTTCCAATTAAAGTAATCACCATCTGTAATACGAGCATCAAGGAAAGTTTCTATAGTGTCACTTTCCGCTTCAGTTATATTTTTAAATTGTAAATTATAAACTCTAGGATTTATATTTAAACCAAATTTTATAATGTGTTCGTAACCATCTTGAAATCTTGTAGCATTTACATTAGGATTTATGTTTTTTGTTAAACCATAAGAAGGTTCTATAGATGGGAATGTTTCAGCCATTAACCTAATAAACCTCCAGGTCGTTTTTCTTTGATTAATTCTGATTGTACTGCTGCTCCTATTAATCTACCTAATTGCTGGCTATTTGTACTATCGCCTTCTACATTTGAACCTGATGCATCAACATTAACAACAATATTACTACCACCACCACCAGATACTTCTACTCCTAAATTACCTGATTTACCACGCTTGAGAGGTAAAATTGCTTCTGGCATACCACCTTCACCCATAATTCCAAATTTACCAGAACCACCCATTGCAAAATATGTAGGTTTATTTACTACACCACCTTTTGCATATGCTTCTACCAATCCTTGTTGATTAAATACATTACCTTTCGCACTACCACCACCAAATAAACCTCCTAAAAAATTACCTAATGGTTTTGTAATTGATTGTTGTATTGCAATACGTGCCATATCTCTAATAATTGAATTAGCTAAATTTTTAAAATTTAATTTGCCTGTCATAACAAAATCAACAAGTGCATCTTCCATACCTTTTATACCTTTAATAACTACATCACCCATTGCCTCACCTACAGTTTTTATACTTTCTACAAATCCTGTAAGTTTATTTTTCATATCTTCACCAAATGCTTTACTGAATGTATTTCCAGCTTCTTCCGCACCTTTTGTTATTTTATTGAAGTAACTTTCTGGTGCTTCTGTATTTTCAAATAATGCATTAAATTGTTCTATGCTTACACCTAACCTATCTGCAAAACCTTGTATATATTCTTCTCCAAATATATTATTTAGTAAATCACCAGCACTTGATTTAAATTTATCTGTTATTGGTTTTAACAAATCAACAGTACCTAAATCTGCATCTTCTTGTTGTAATCTATTAAATACTTCTTGTATATAAGCGTCACGATCTTTCATAATTTGATTAACACTACTTCTTGAACCTCTTGCTTCTTCTAGTTTTGCTTCAAATTCAATATTAGCTATTTTTCTAGCTTCAATTCTGTTAAATTCTTTGTTAATTATATTTACAAAACCTCTAAATATTTTTCCAAGACCCTCAAATAATTTATTAAATATGCCAGATACAAAATTTACTGCCTTTTTTGCTACTCTAGTAAATTCATCAAATAATTTTACAGTTGCTAAGGCTACTACAGATATACCAGTA